AAAAACAAGTATCTATATTCGCTGTAAATTACAACGTATTAAGAATATTATCTGGTATGGGTGGCATTGCTTACTCCAACTAGATATTTTTTCTGTTTTTTTTTCTCATATTAAATTAGATTAGTATTATAAAATGGGAGGCGGTCTATTACAATTAGTTGCTTATGGCGCACAAGATGTTTATTTAACTGGTAATCCTCAAATTACCTTCTTCAAAGTAGTTTACAGAAGACACACTAACTTCGCTCTAGAATCTATACAACAAACTTTCAATGGTTCCGTTGGTTATGGTCAAAGAGTAACTGCCACTATTTCTAGAAATGGTGATTTAATATCCAGAGCTTATTTAGTTTTAGGTGTTGGTTCTACTACTACCACTTTATGTCCTTATTTCGGTTTAAAAGTTATAAAACATGCTGAAGTAGAAATTGGTGGTCAAAGAATAGATAAACATTATTCTGATTGGATGTATATCTGGAATGAATTAAGTATGCCTGTTGGCAAAAAAGAAGGTTATTTTGAAATGATTGGTGGTAAAGGTGGTGATTTGAAAGGTGATTCATTATATGTACCATTAGAATTTTGGTTCTGTAGAAATATTGGTTTAGCTTTACCTTTAATTGGTTTACAATACCACGAAGTTAAAGTAAATATCCAATTTGAAGAATCAACAAATGTTGTAAATACTGCTAGTTCTCCTCAAGCAGGTACCTTATCTGCTGCTTTATGGGTAGATTATATCTATTTAGATACTGATGAAAGAAGAAAATTCGCTCAATCTTCTCATGAATATTTAATTGAACAATTACAATTCACTGGTAAAGAATCTGCTTCTAACAAAATCAAATTAAATTTCAACCATCCTGTTAAAGAATTAGTATGGGTTGTACATGAACCATCTGGCACCGCGGAGACTGCTAACTTAAATTGGTTTAACTATACTGCCACACCTGATGTATTGACCACTGCGAACTCTGCAACTTATGTTAATGTTTCTACTGAGTTAGGTCCATCGAGTACCGCAGAGAATGCTGTAAAAGGAGGTAAATTAATATTAAATGGCAATGACCGATTCTATTCTAGAGATGGTAGATATTTCAATTTAGTTCAACCTTACCAACACCACGAAAATGTACCAAATAATGCAGGTATTAATGTATATTCTTTTGCATTAAAACCTGAAGAACATCAACCATCTGGAAGTTTGAATATGTCTCGTATAGATACTGCTGTATTAGACTTACAATATTATGGTGACACTACTGCTGATAAACAAGTATCTATATTCGCTGTAAATTACAACGTATTAAGAATATTATCTGGTATGGGTGGCATTGCTTACTCCAACTAGATATTTTTTCTGTTTTTTTTTCTATTATTATAGTATAAGATACATATAATATATGGGCGGTGGTTTATTACAATTAGTTGCTTATGGTGCTCAAGATGTTTATCTAACTGGTAATCCACAAATAACATTCTTTAAGGTTGTTTATAGAAGACATACAAACTTCGCTCTAGAATCTATACAACAAACTTTTAATGGTACTGTTGGATATGGCAGTAGAGTAACTAGTACTATTGCTAGAAATGGTGATTTAATATCGAGAGCTTATTTAGTTATAAAATCGACAGCAAAAAATCTATGCCCCTATTTTGGTTTACGAGTTATAAAGCATGCTGAAGTTGAAATAGGTGGTCAAAAAATGGACAAACATTATGCAGATTGGATGTATATATGGAATGAATTATCATTACCTGTATCAAAAAAAGAAGGTTATTTTAAAATGGTTGGTGGTGCTGGAAGTACTGGTGATTATGGAGTAAAAACTGGTACTAATTTTGTATTAAAACAAGGTGATGTTAATGTTACGCAATTAGAGAATGCGAATGAGAACACAAAAGGAGTTATAGTAAAAGCAAAGAGTAATTCATCAAATGGTTTTGGTTTAGAATTAGAAATTAAAGTTAGTAATGCAGGAGTTTTAAGTGTTACTGTTGATAAGAAGGGTGCTAATTATAAAAATGTGGATACAACTTTTACCATAAATGTTAAAGATTTATTCACTAAAAAAGATAAAAATGAGAATATTACTATCAACACTGATGGTCCTGCAATATCGGATGAATTGGCTTTTACCTTGATTCATAGCGATTTCGAAGTTCTGGATGGCGCAGATAAAAAAGAATTAAATACATTATATGTTCCTTTAGAATTTTGGTTTTGTAGAAATGTTGGATTAGCACTACCTTTAATTGCTTTACAATATCACGAAGTTAAAATAAATATTCAATTTGAAGATGGAAAGAAATGTACTAATGGTAGCAATGAAGCATTACCAAGTACATCTGAATTATCTGCACATTTATGGGTAGATTATATTTATTTGGATACTGATGAAAGAAGAAAATTTGCACAAACATCTCATGAATATTTAATTGAACAATTACAATTTACAGGATATGAATCATTAAGTAATAAAGTTAGATTAAATTTCAACCATCCTATAAAAGAGTTAATTTGGACTGTAAAAAACAATACTAATAATAGACAAAATGAAAATTGGTTTAATTATACAAATAGTGAAAATGCAATAGATATTACGGAAATAACAGATTATGACGACATTAAAAATAAATTAGGACCAAATAGTAATACAGTAAATCCTGTAATTAGTGCAAAATTATTATTAAATGGCAATGATAGATTTACTCAAAGAGATGGAATGTATTTCAATTTAATACAACCTTTTCAGCATCACGAAAATATCCCAAATAATACTGGTATAAATGTTTATTCTTTTGCATTAAAACCCGAAGAACATCAACCGTCGGGAACACTAAATATGTCTCGTATAGATACATCTTTTATTTCGTTAAATTATGATATGGCAAAATATAATACAAATAGTGTATTTGCAATATATGCAATTAATTATAATGTATTAAGAATATTATCTGGTATGGGTGGTATTGCATACAGCAATTAATTTATATAAGACTATTTTTTTTCTCCTATTATAGTATAAAGATATATTATGGCAGGTGGTCTATTACAATTAGTAGCATATGGTGCTCAAGATGTTTATCTAACTGGTAATCCTCAAATTACTTTTTTCAAAGTAGTTTATAGACGTCATACAAATTTTGCTATAGAATCAATAGAACAAACTTTTAATGGAACTTCAAATATTGGTTCAAGAGTAAGTATTTTAATAACTAGAAATGGTGATTTAATAAATAGAATATATTTCAAAGCAACATTAAAAAATACAAGTACTAGTCATCCTTTGGCATTAGTACCATTTTTTGGATTGAGATTACTAAAAAATATAGAATTAGAAATTGGTGGTCAGCGCGTGGATAAACATTATTCAGAATGGATGTATATATGGAATGAATTAAGTATGCCTGTTGGTAAAAAAGAAGGTTATGATAAAATGGTTGGTGGTAATAAACAAAATTCTTCCATACTGTTAGAAAAAGACTCATCATATACTATATATGTCCCTTTAGAATTTTGGTTTTGTAGAAATGTTGGTTTATCGCTACCTTTAATTGCTTTACAATATCACGAAGTTAAAATTAATATTGAATATGCACAATTAAACGATATGGTTGATAGAACACCAGGCAATTTCTCTTATTTAAATGACGAAAGAGGTGTTCAAAACGATTCAGCATCTTCTACTTCTCTTGAATTAGAAGATGCTGAATTGTGGGTAGATTATATTTTCTTAGATACAGATGAAAGAAGGAGATTTGCACAATTATCTCATGAATATTTAATTGAACAATTGCAATTTACTGGTTCGGAAAGAATAACATCTGGGGTGTCAAATGGACAAAAATCGCTAAAAAGTGTTAAATTAAATTTTAATCATCCTTGCAAAGAATTAGTTTGGGTTGTAAAACCAGATTCTAATCCAGCAGGCGGCGACATTAATTCGGACCTTGCCGAATACCAAAAAACTACTGCTAGCAAACCATATTGGAATAATTTTACAAATAATCCATTTAACGAGTATAATCATTATGAACATGAAAATGATACTACTATTAAATGCGAAAATCCTGTTAAATTAGTTAGATTGCAATTGAATGGAAATGAAAGATTTAGTGAAAGAGAAGGAGAATATTTTTCAATAGTACAACCATATCAACATCATGAAAACACACCTGGACAATATAAAAAAGGTATTAACTTATATTCTTTTGCATTGAAACCAGAGGAACATCAACCATCTGGTACTTTAAATATGTCCAGAATAGATAGTGCTCATTTACAAATAGCAACAGAAAAAACTGGTTTAATAAATATATTTGCAATTAATTATAATGTTTTAAGAATATTATCTGGGATGGGTGGTTTAGCTTATTCTAATTAAAAAATGATATAATATTTTATTATTTTTATTATTTTTATTATATGTTTAGAATAAAACTTGTAATGGTTTTATTAATACTATTATTTAATTATAATATATATGTGTTTATAATGAGAACACCAATTATTTATAATTATAAAAATATTAAATTACATCGATTAACTAAAGCAGCAAAATTAAATTATGTTAATTCAGCAAATAATTTAACTTTAAAAAAAAACAATGTGTATAATATAAAGGAATCTATATTATTACTTTTCAAAACTTTTGTAGATGTTTTATATTTATATATACTGGTATTTAATACATTTTATATTTTATATATAATTAAATATATGTAATTATATATAAAAAATAAGTATTATATATAAAAAATAAGTATTATATAATAATGATGTATAAATATTTTTTATTATTGATTAATATCTATAATGTATTAAGTTTTAAAAATTTATTTTTAAATAATAAATTAAAAATTAAAAAAACATTATTATTTTCAAATAATAATAATATATTTTTTAATAAAAATAATTCTCGTATTTTACATACTGATACTTATTTAGAAACATTAACATTAAGAAAACATAAACAAACAAAAAAACTAATCAAAAATATATCATTTGATGATATATTATTGTATAATAATTATATTGAAGCAATATATGATAATATAAATGAATTTTTAATAATAGAATTTAAAAATAATTCAAAATTTTCTTATTATTATAACAATAATTTTTTACATATAAAAGAAATTATAAATAATACAAAAATAGATTATATAAATTTAAATAATTA